ATACCTTAAAATAATGAAAGAAACAATGGGTGGTAAAGGAGATTATGAAGCAAACACAAATAAAATAATAAAGAAAATAGCAAAGGAGGTAGTTATTGATAAAATTTAATGAAATAGATATATAGATTTCATTTAAGGAAAAAAATAAAAATAATATAAATATAAAATTAGATATTTATATTATCAATAAAAAATGATGGCACCCCATTATAATTTAAAAAAAGAACTAATTTTAAATAGTAATGAATATGAAGATAATGACGATAATACCAAGGAAAATAAAATATCATTTTTAAATATTAGTTTAGATCATAATATATTAGAAATTGGCTTTAATATTATTAGTTTTATTCCATATGTAATAACTCTAAGTTTATGGTGGTCTTTAATGATGGTTATTATGGCATCATTTACCATAAATGAAATTATAAATTATTCTCATTTAATTATTATTCGTAATTGTGCAAATATAATGGAAATAATAAATAATAATAATTTTATTTATTTATTTATGAAAGATCGAACCCGTATTATTTTCAATAATGATAATAAAACGCCATATTTGACAAGATTTTATTTATTTATTAAACATAAAAAACGAACAAAATTTTTATTTAATATTTTTTTTCATAAATTTAATTCTTCTGATGATAAAAAGGAAATGCATGATCATCCTTGGAGATATTTTCACATAATTCTTTCAGGAGGTTATTGGGAACATCAATTTGAAAATGATGATGAGAGTTGTATAAAAACGACTAGGGTATGGCGTGGTCCAGGCTATTGGAACTTAGTTGATAGTCATCATAGACATCGTATTGAATTAAAAGAGGATATAACAAAGTGTTGGACATTATTTATTCCTTTAAGACGAGAGTTTCATTGGGGATTTTGGTCTAAAAAAAATGGAGGTTCTTATGAATGGTTTGAGAAACAATATCATGAAAAATATATTGAAGAAAATGAAGAAAATGAAAAAAAGGAGTAATAGTTAATTATATATTCTGCCCAATAGAACCAGTATTAGTTGTAAAACATATTGTATGATTTCCATTACGATGATAAATAGATGATTGACAATTGTTTATTTTTGATTTTATAAAATATGGTGTATTAGGATTTGCACGATATTTTCCAGCGTTAGCTGCTTGAGAACCAAAGGCAGTTCTAAAAGAACTACCATTTTTATTAATAGTATTTAACTTAAGTCTTAAAAGACGGTCAGATGATGATACTGCACCTTGTGTTGCAAACTGATTATTATTTGGTTTATAAATAGTTTGTACTTTTGTTGTACCATTTGGATCGCAACTTTTAGAACACTCTAATGTTTCACGAATCTGGGAACCAGTTGATGAGTTAGATGGCCATATTATGCTACCATCTTCGTTAAAATAATCAATTCCTTCTGCACGAGAACCAGATAAACGTTGATCATAAGTTAAGCAACGACTTTCTAAGTAAGATTTTCTATCAGAATAATATTTTTTATTTAATACTGTTCTTGCAGATTTGATAATATTATTTTCAGGATTGCAAGCGATACATACAACATTTGTATTTGTATCATTAAAAACTTTAGTACCATCTTGTATAATATTATTTTTTTCTGCAAAAATGAGTGTTTTTAATCCACGAGCATTAGAATTTTCAAGTGTTCCACACGCAACACAATTAGTTGAATCAGTGCCTAAATAGACAGAGCCACCAGGAATATCAGATGGAATACCTACACCAGCACGCCCACCGCCACTACTATTTATAGGATTAAGTTGTTTTCTCCAGTGCTTAATTGGACGTGCTTTAAAATCGGGACCACTTTGAGTAGTAAGATTTTTATCTATTGGTTTTGAATATGTAGGTACAACACTATTAGTTGATGTTCCTTTCCAAGATACATAAGGTTGTAATTGTTGTCCTCCTCTAATAGTAAAATACATATATAGTATATTAATAGAAAATAAAATGTGAATTATACTGATATATTATATTATATTATATTATATTAGATAATGATTTTACATATAATTATTTTGATTTTTTTTACTTTATTAATTATTATACATTTATTAAATTTATCACCAATTATAGAAGGAGCAGAATTCGATACAAGTAAATATACAGATAATAATCTAGGGAATGATCCATTATATCTTGCACGATTAAATGCTGCAAATATTACATATTTAAAGGGAAGAATAGATGATGTATCAAAACTTCGTCAAGAAGTTCAAGATTTAAGTGGAAGTGTTCATGCGAATGCTATAGGAATAACAGAGATGAATAAACATTTAAGTGGAATAAGTGCCGGTATAAGTGGACGTAAACCCGACTCAAAAGAACCTATACCGCAAGCAACTGGTCTTTTTTAATAAATATTAATAAATATTAATAAATATTAATAAATATTAATAAATATTAATATATATTAAATATAATTATGAATTTCTTTGAGAAGGCATTAAAAGATGTAGATAATTTAGAACAAGAATTATTAGGACCAGATTATAAGTATTTTAAACAAATTAATACTCCATCAGAAATTGGTATGAGTTCAGAAGGAAGTATATCGGCGCTTACTTATGATATTGTTGGGTTAGTTAATTATGTTAAATTATTAGCAGAAGGAGGTGGCAGTGCTTCTAAGGTAGATGGGCCTTTAGGAAATAAATTTTTTTTACGAACGGGAGCGAAATGTAAAGATAAGCAAACAGGTGAACACGTAACCCGGTCTATTTATGTTAATAATGTTCCAGATGGTTCTATTCCTTTTATTACATCTGGATTAGGTGGTGTTTATTTTACAGAAATGGAAGGTTTAGTACCAGGAACTTTAAGTAATATGTCAAATTTAAATCCTATGAAATTGTTTCAAGCATTTATGATTGGTACTTATCCTGAATGTCAAGCATTAGAAATGGAGACAATAGATGTAAATAATATAGTAGGCGTAGAGACAGCTTATGTAACGACGAATGATATTACAAGTATGTCTCCTTGTTGGTTTGCAGATCAAATAAATCCTATTACAGGAAAAAGATGTATTGAAGCATTTGGTAATTTAAATAAGAATGAAAATATATCTAAAATGCCAGATAATATTATTATAAAAATTTATTATAGTGCACTGGGATTACTTGGTCTTTATATTTTAATGAAACTCTTTGAGAGAAAAAAATAAATAAAAATTTATATAGAATAATATTATTTATATAAATTTGTTTATTATTTATAATTTATATATGATTTAATATAGTTAACATAGTTAATGTCTCTATAATTTAACACGTTTATGAAGTTCTAATGCTACTAAAGCACCCGCAATTTGAACTAAAATTAGAGGTATAGCATCATTCATGTTTAAACTTCCTGACATAACTTGCATAATTGTAACAGATGGATTAACATCTCCGTTGCCTATCATAATAATAATAGCTAAAATAGCTCCTACTGCAATAGCATTATTTTTTGTTGCAAGTATAACATACAAAAAAAGTGTCGATGCGGCTAATTCAATTAAATATTTATTCATTATACTATAGTATAATATTATATAAAAATTTTATTAAAGTTTTTTAACAGCATTTGAACTTCCCCCACTTTGAAATGGATTTTCAATTGCACCTTTTTTTGCTGGTGCTACACAACCTCCTCCACGACATCTTGCAAGAGCACTATTTCTATAATGACTATCTTGACTTCTAAATGATAATGTTGCGTCATTAGCCAATCCTTGTTTCATAGAACTTTTACCAATAGCTTTACTCTTAAGAAGTTGAATTCGTTGTGATGATGATATCGGGGTTTGTAAGAATTTTTTATTTTTAATATTTGGTTGATTTCGAGTATTTGTAATAGAATTAGAGAAAATAGAACGATTTTGAGAATAAACATTGCCTTGTGTCATTGTATTAGGTTTAAATGGCGAACCTTTAACAGCAGTAGTAGAACCATTATTTTTTATACTATTAGTAAAAAACATTATTATATATAATAATTATATATAATAATTGCTATATTATAATAAATTAAATTTTGTAGTATATTATCTTACACGAGCCAACGCAACGTTAGCGCCATTATTGGCTCCGCCAAAACTAGAATCATTATAATTTCTGTTTTTAGCCTGAAGTTTCTTAAATTTTATATAATCAGAACTATCATATACATATCTAATATTACCAGAATAAGCAGAACTACCATTATTTCTTGGTCCTCCACTTGGTACTATTTGAGAACGACGAATACTATTATTAACTTGATTAGACCCTCCCATTGTCGGAAGGGGAGATTCATTTACTGTTCCTCTCGTATCTCCAGCATTAAATGCTCCTCTAAAAGGAGTAATGGCACCTCGATTTCCAGCATCACTTGTCCCTGCTTTTGAAGGAATTGTAATCAAACCAAATGCTTCCCTCAGTAGCATTCTATCAGTACCTCTTTCACCACCACCTTCCATACCAGAACCACCATTAGAACCTGCTCCACCACCCAAAAGACCTCCGCGTGGTTGTCCACCGGGAATACCTCCACCTAATTTACTTGGAAAAATATCAATAGAAAAACCAGACATTATATAATTAAGAAATAAAAAAATATATTATAAATTATAACTAACCGAATATTAAATATATGTCTTAATTATGTTAAAATACGCGGAGCAATATTCATAGTTATCAGTTCTTGAAACATTAATTTACAAGCATAAGGTAATTCAACGTAATCAAAATCAGTCCTATTATCACAAGTTTTACAATGATGAATATGCATTTTGTCATTATATGCAGCAATAAGTCCACATTTTTTACAAATATGAACTCTAAATGAATCTGAAGCATCATATAAACGACCTTTATTAAAACGAGATGCTCCGTGAGAACACATACAATCACGTTCCATTTCTCCGTAACGAAGACCGCCATCACGAGAACGGCCTTCAGCTGGTTGACGGGTAAGATTAACCATAGGTCCAATACTTCTCGAATGTATTTTATCTGAAACCATATGTTTTAATCTTTGGTAAAATACTGGGCCTATAAAAACAGAAGTTTCTATTTGTTCTCCGGTTAATCCATTATATAATAATTCGTTTCCCTTTGATTCATAACCAACTTTTTTTAGTTCTTTGCAAATATCTTTTATTTCAAATTTTCCAAAACTTGTTCCATCACCAAATAATCCTAGTTGAATTAATACTTTTCCTAAAAGAGTTTCTTTAAGTTGGGCAATTGTCATACGAGAAGGGATAGCGTGTGGATTAATAATTAAATCTGGTTTAACTCCATCAGCAGTAAAAGGCATATCTTCTTCCGGTATAATATTTCCTATAGTTCCTTTTTGTCCATGTCTCGATGAAAATTTATCTCCAATTATAGGTTTTCGTAGTGTTCTTATTCTAACTTTACAGAAATTATAACCATCACCATTACGTTGAATATAATTTTTATCAATATAAGATTCCTCTTTAGTACGATAAACCCTACTTTGATCTTCATATTTTGTTAATTTTGTATGATCATTTCTTGCATCCTTTATAGGAAGAACTTTTGCAATAACAACATCACGATTTTCTATAAGAGTATTTTCAGGAATAACACCTTGATTATTAACTTTACTATAATTTCCAAATTTCATGCCTTTTGTTTTAGATGGGTCGGGTCTGCATCTAATTTCTTCATCCCCGTGTATTTTTTTATCTTCATCTTTTTCAGTATGATAAATTGTTGCTTGAAATAGTCCTCTATCAATTGAACCTTTATTGAATAAAATACTATCTTCTTGATTATAACCACTATGTGTCATAATTGCTACTATAACTTGACTACCTGATGGAATTTCATTTAGTTTAATTAAATTCATAATTCGTGTATCTACAAGTGGACGCATTAAATAACTTAAAACATATGCGGTTTTATCCATACGATTATCAAAATTGGTAACATACATTCCCATAGCTTGTTTACCCATAGCACATTGATATGTGTTTCTAGGAGATTGATTATGTTCTGGAAAAGGAATACAAGAAGCTAAAATACCAAATATTGTACTTGGATGTATTTCACAATGTGTATATTTAAATACATAGTTTCCTTCTTTATAGAGTTCAATTGGTTCCATTGCAATCATACTTAAATTCTGTTCTGCAGGGTCAATATATTCTATTACAGAATTATCTATTTTACAATCAGTTAGTAAATCTTTCCAAGTAATATTTTTCGTTGTTAATTCATTAATATGTTGTTTATTTAAAATTAATTTATTATTCAAAACACGTAATACAGGTCTTGTTAATCTTCCTGCATCACTGCATAATCTAATTTCTTTAAGTTTAATATCGAATATAATAGAAGTATAAATATTCATAATTCCTTTATATTTTTTTTCTTTTAGAGATTTATATAATTCAACAGGATTATTTGAATTTCCTAACCAACAACCATTTACAAATACTTTAACTTTATTAAACATATCAGAATAAGTCATATTATCAAATGTAGTTAAATAAGGTTCAACAAAATCATATAATGCAGAACTATTACATGGGATAGTAACGTGCGTCATATAGCTTAAATTTTTAACAATACCAACAGAACCACCTTCAGGAGTTTCTGCAGGACATAAATATCCCCATGATGTGCTGTGTAATTTTCTAGGAGGAATAAGTTTTCCACTCTTATCGATAGGAGTATTAATTCTACGTAAATGACTAAGACTAGAAATATAGGTTAAACGATTGAGAACTTGTGCTACACCTACTTTATTGCTATTATTATTATGTTTAATACCGAAATCACCAGTTGCTAATGCTCGTTTTAATCCATTTTCAATAGTAGTAGATTTAACACTTTTATATATATTAGTCATATTAAGAATATTCCCATAATCTTCAGTTGAATGCCAAGACCCAGTATTTATTTCACGAATAATTTGTTTTTGCATATCTTTTACTAATTTATTAAAGTAGTTTCTAAAAAGATTATTTAATAATGTTCCAGTTAAATCAATACGTTTATTTAAATATGAATCTCTATCATCGGGATTTTGCCAACCAAAACTACAACACAATAATTGGTTTGTCATATAACCAAGGAAATAAATTTTTTGTTGCATAGTTTTACAATGTGGAAATAAATCAGTATTTATAACATCTATTGTGAATTCACGTTTTTTCTTAATACCAGTTTCTTTATCCATATTAAGTGGTGTATACATAACATGAGTTGTAATATATTTAATGGCGTCTTCTTGCGTCAAATATTCATTCGCTTCTACAATAGAAGCCCTTAAAGCCATAAGCATTTTTTTTATTTTTTTTTCATTAATGTCTAGAACAATATGTTGACATATATCTTTATCTGTAATAATACCTAATGCACGAAATATAATAAAAAGTGGAACAGGAATTTTTACTCTTGGGATCTGTAGAAATAATCCATTTCCAAAACCATTATTTCGTGAAGAAATAAGAAGAGAAATTTGCTTTGGTGAAATACATTTAAAATCTGGAACAGATTTAATTTCAGCCATCCATGACCATTTATTGTTATTTTTTGAAATATTAAAACATTGTACGAGATTTTCGGCAGCTCTTTCTTGTGCTAGACATGTTTTTTCTGAACCATTAATAATAAAATAACCTCCTGCGTCCATTTCACATTCTCCACTTACACTATTTGGAATATGTTTATATTGTTCTAATACACAAATACATGATTTTAACATAATTGGTAATTTTCCAATATTAATTTTTGAGAGTTTTCGATAAAATGTTTGTTCTGAAGAAAGGTTATCTCCGTTTCTTACTATATATTTAATGTTCATATTAACTGTCATATTTGATGCGTATGTAAAATTTCGTAGTCGGGCTTCTTGTGGAAACATAAGTTTTGTAGCTCCATTATTTTCATGAATTTGAGGACGATGAATACTAAAATTTTCAAATGTTATATACATTTCAAGTCGATATTTATTGGCTTCTTTTACAAAATCCTGTTCTGAACATATATGAACAGGATTAAACATACTAATTGTTCGTTGAATTTGAAATGAAACAAAATCATTATATGATTCTATTTGGTGTCGAACAAGCTGTTTTAAATGCTTTCCTTCAAAATATGAATTAATAACATTCCATGGTTCTTCAATATAATTTTCAACATCTATTTCAATGTTTTTATTTTGAGATTTGAGATTAGCCATGGTGAATATGTACTCAATTAATTTATGAATTTTATATTTCAATTTATTATTAAATAGTTTTAAATTTAATACTAAAATGATTTTTATATTATTTTTATATAATATTATATTTGTAAAAATAATATAAAATCAATAAATTAATATAAACCTATTATTTATTGATTTTATATATAGATGACGGATGTTAAAAATATAACATCTATTATTCCTGTTTTAGATAAATATATATGTTATACTCCAATTATAAAATTTGATCGTTCAACTGGAAGCAAAAAAGAAATGGATAAACTTGTTATGAGTTTAAGTTATGATTATTTAAAAATTACTGAAAATAATAATAATTATACTGGATGGACTTATGATGAAAAAAATTTGCAAAAATATAAAAATAAAAGAGAACAATTCTCTCAATCAATTAATAATAATATAAAGTTAAATAGTAAAATAAAAATTTTAACAAAATCATATTATACATCTTCAAATCCAGTGTTTCTTAATGCAAAAAACCTATATTTTAATGATGATAAAAATAAAATAACCTTTGAAAGAAAAAAAACTAAAAAAAATGATGATAATATTTATAAAACGAATAATATAGTTAAAGAAAAAATTAATATTAATATGGAAATCAATGGATTAAAAGATCTTATACAACTTATTAGAGATAATCCAATTATTGATAATGTTGAATATAATATAGATATAAATACACTACATAAAATTAAAGGTCCTTTAAATGAACTAAATGAAATGATTGGAATGGCATCTTTAAAAGATAATATAGTAGATCAAGTAATTTACTATATTCAAGATTTTCATAAATTAGGTAAATGTCAAGGCGATTTTATGCATACAGTTATATATGGACCACCAGGAACAGGTAAAACAGAGGTTGCTAAAATAATTGGACGAATTTTTTCTAAATTAGGTATTTTAAATAAAGGAACTTTTAGAAAAGTAACAAGAGCTGATTTAATAGCAGGTTATTTAGGTCAAACTGCTTTAAAAACTAAAGAAGTAATAAAAGATTGTTTAGGAGGAGTTCTTTTTATAGATGAGGCTTATGCGTTGGGTAATAGTGAAAAACGAGATTCTTTTTCAAAGGAATGTATAGATACATTATGCGAAGCGTTAAGTGATAACAAAGATAATATTATGGTTATAATTGCTGGATACGAGGAAGAATTGAAATCTTGTTTTTTTAATTATAATGATGGATTAGAGTCTCGTTTTTCTTGGCGGTTTAAAATAGATAAATATACGAGTGATGAGTTAAAAAATATATTTTTAAAAAAAATAAAAGATGCGGGATGGACGATGGATAAAAATACTCATTTAAAAACAGAATGGTTTTCTAAAAATAAAGATTATTTTAAATATTATGGGAGAGATATGGAAAATTTATTTGCAAAAACAAAAATATGTCATAGTAGAAGAGTTTTTTGCAAACCAAAAGAAATTAAAACAAAAATTACTATGGAGGATATAGAAAAAGGGTTTAAATTATATCTTAATAATGATGAAGTAAAATCTAGAAAAAATAATAGTTGGAGTTCAATAAACTATATGTATAATTAATTATATATGATTTATAATGTAAATTTTTTTATTATATTATAAATATGTCTGAACGAAAAACAATAGAATTTAATCCTGCTTTTCTCTCTACAAATTTAAGAAAATCTTCATCTTATTCAACAATTAAAAATAAATCAAAGAAGGTTAAACCACATGTTCCTTCTACATTAACAAAACCAAATAAGTTAAGAAAGCAATTATTAGCTAAAATAAAAGATTATCAAAAGAGGTCAAATGATAAAGAAATAGAAAGAGAGAATGAAGATATAAAAGAATTTGAGGATGAATTTAATAAATCTTTAGGATTTTTACAGAATTTGGCAATTAAACAAAAAAAAACTGAGATAAAAAATAGAACATTTAAGAAACCAAAACCTATATCTAATTCTATGTCTAATAATATAATTTCTGTTGATACTGAATTACCAAGTGATTTTGATGAGTCTATAAAAAATAAATTTATTTATAATAAATTATCAAATAATATATCTAATAGTGTATCTACAAATGTAGTAAATAATATAACAAAACCATCTTATAGAAGATATGAACCATATAAATTATCTTTACCTCCACAACCTCCTTATAGTACTTTAAAAAATTCTTATAAACCAACTTATCGTGAATGGAAATATCAAACGCAAAAAGTTAATAATATACCAAAGGTTAGTAATATACCAAAGGTTAGTAATATACCAAAGGTTAGTAATATACCAAATATGCCTTCAATAATAATTAAAGATAAACCTATTATATCAGAAACAGCACGAAGTATAGCATTAGCTAAATTAAAAACTAATTATAAAACTAAAAATCCACCTAAAAAACCTATTCGTATAAAAAAAACAACAAAAACTATAAAATATCATCTTGGTAAATCAGGTAAAAAGGTATCTATTCTAATAAAAAATAAACAAACTAGAAAAAAAATACAGTATGAACAATCTTTATTACAACAAAAAAGTATTATAGAAATTAAAGAATATTTACGTGGAAAAAATTTATTGAAAGCAGGAACAACTGCTCCGAATGATGTTTTACGACAAATGTATGAACAAAGTATATTAAGTGGAGATATTAATAATACGAGTAAAAATACATTAATTCATAATTATTTACATAAATAAATTATATATATATATATTAATAAATGGGAACGACTATTAATGATATAGATAATATTGATTTTTTCAAGAAACAATTGGTACAATTTCATATTTTAAAAATGAGAGTAAAATTACAATAAATCAATGGCCTATTAATTTAGATTATAATGATATACAGGTAAATTTTACTAGTGATATTTCATTAAATGCCTCAAATCAATATTTTGTATTTAAACAAAATGGTGTATTTAATGGTAATGATAAAAGAGTTTATATAAATAATGTAAATGAATGGTCAGGTTTAATAGACTCTTCTCAAAACAATTTAACAACAACTATAAAAAATATAAATTTAGAATTAAATAATTCAAAATTAGATTCTTATAGTGGGGGGATAGTAAAACGTTATGCAGGGCAGAACAATGGTAGTTGTAATGTAAATAATTGTTATTTAATAGGAAATGTTGATGGTGATAGAACTGGGGGGATAGTTGGCGGTTTAGCTGGTTATAATAATGGTAATTGTAATATAAGTAATTGTTATTTAATAGGTGATGTTAGTGGTAAAGAATCAGGAGGGATAATAGGATATAACAGTGGTATTTATGGTAATTGTAATGTAGAAAATTGTTATACAATAGGAAATGTATATGGAGGTGGTGAATCTGGAGGAATAGTTGGCGGTTTAGCTGGTCATATTGGTAAATGTAATATAAAAAACTGTTATTTAATAGGAGATGTTAGTGCTACTGGCGCCGGAGGTATATGTGGTATTGCTGCTGCTTATAATGAAGGTATTTGTAGTATATATAATTGTTATACAATAGGAAATATTAGTGGTACTGACGCCGGAGGTATTGTAGGGGAACAGGTTTGCTCAATAAGTGGAAAATGTGATATAAGTAATTGTTTTTCAAGTGGTATTATTAGTGGAAATAATGCAGGAGGTATATGTGGTAGTAATATAGGTGAGAATAGTTTAGATACTAATGGTAGCTTATCAATTTCAAATTGTTATGCATCCGGAGATATAAATAATAATAATCTAGGTATTTCATTTACATTATATGATAGTAATACGGTTCATGGTAATTTTGTAGTAGGTACTAACTTAATAGTATCTAATTCTACACCGAATGAATATGGTACTGATATTACAAGAGGTTGGTATGACCAAAGTGCAAATCTATATTTATTAACTGAAAATGAAATATGGAAAAAGGTTACGCCAATTAGTGTTGAAAAACCTTGGAAGTTATCATCATTTTTAAATACAACAATAATACCAGAAAAAAATAATACAAAAGAATTAACATATAAAAATAATAATAATTTAATATTATCCCAAATAAATATAGATAAAAACATACAAACTTATAATGTAAAATTGTTTAATGAAACTAGTTTATTTTTATCATCACAAAGTATCAATTTACAAGATGAAGAAGTTACATTTAATTTAACAAATGATTATGAAAATGGTACTTATTATATTGTAGTAAATTTAAATAATATAGATGAATATATAGATACATTTAATATAAGTATTATTAATCTTCCAATATCTAATATTTGTTTTCCAGCAGGAACACTCATTACAACCACCCAAGGACAAGTGCCAATTGATAAAATTAATCCTACTATTCACACTATTCGTAATAAACCAATTATAGCAATAACAAAAACTATTAATTTGTATGATAAATATTTAATTTGTTTTGAAAAAAATAGTTTAGGTAATAATATTCCTTCTTTAAAAACAATAGTTTCAAAAAATCATAAAATATTTTATAATGGTAAAATGATAGAATCTAATAAGTTAGTAGGAATAAATGATAAAATAAAAAAAATAAAATACACTGGACAGGTTCTCTATAATGTATTAATGGAAAACTATGATAAAATGATGGTAAATAATTTAATTTGTGAGACATTAAATCCAACAAATGATATTGCAATATTATATAGAAAATGTAATGATTTAACAAGTATGAAACAAGATAAACTAATAGAAATGTATAATAAAATAAAATTAACAGAGAGATATAAAAAATATATAAAAAATGCATTATCGTGATAATATGAAAGATTTTACACCTTTGATAATTTCTGAGTATTATAAAGAAATTTAATTAAAAATATAATTTTATTATGAATTATGGTGTTAGTTTAATAAAATAATATAATCTAAATGATTTAAATATAATGATTAAAATTAATATATAAGATTTGATATATTAAAAATGACATTAATAGATGATTATTTAAATTATACTAAAAAATGGATACAAGAATATGGAGAAAAAACAATTGTTCTTATGCAAGTTGGTTCATTTTTTGAAGTATATGCGTTAGAAGATAAGGATGGAAAAATAACAGGAAGTAATATAGAAGATTTTGCAAGGATAAATGATATGGTAATTGCAAATAAATCTACTTGTGTTGGAAATTATTCAGTTAAAATGGCTGGATTTGGATTAGCACAAATAGATAAATATATTAGAAAATTACAAGATCACGGGTATACTATAGTAATTTATACACAAGATATACAAGGGAAAAATACATCCAGAAGTTTATCACAAATTATTTCTCCTGGAACATTTTTTTCTCAAGATAATAATGACTTATCAAATAATATTTCTTGTATTTGGATTCATTTCTCTCCAGCAAATAAGATAGTAAATAGTCAAATTTCTATTGGTATTTCTAATATAGATATTTATACAGGACAGACAAGTATAATTCAATTTCAAAAAGAGTTTTATCATAATCCAGCTACGTATGATGATTTAGAGAGACATATGGCTATTTTAACTCCAAGTGAGTGTATAATTATTTCTAATCTCTCTGAAAATAAAGTAGATGATATTATTGAATTTTCAAGTATAGATTGTACAAAAATTCATAAAATTATTCTCTCTGATAAAGAAAATATAAATCAATCAACAATGAAAAAATTTGCGAAAAATGCAGAAAAGCAAACATATCAAAGAGAGATAATAAATCGTTTTTATTCTACAATTCCAGAAGAATCTATTCTTCAGTATTTTTCAACACATTTTATTGCTTTACAATCATTTACATTCTTGCTTGATTTTGTATATCAACACAATCCTAATTTAATTAATAAGTTATCACAACCTAAATTTGAAAATTATACAGAAAATCTTATATTAGCAAATCATTCATTACGACAACTTAATATGTTAGATGATACACGTTATAAAGGTCGTTTGCGTTCTGTAGGTGCTCTTTTGAATAATTGTGTCACTAATATGGGAAAACGAAGATTTAACTATAATTTAAATAATCCTACTACAAATATAAAAACATTGAATGATTCATATGAAGTTACTCAATATTTATTAGATAGCGACCAATGGGAATGTTATCGAAATGATATGAATGGACTAAACGATATAGAAAAATTTATGAGAAAATTAATTTATAAAAAGGAGAGAATTAGTCCTAAGGATTTCTCTATTTTGGTAAATGATTTAGAAATGGTAAATTATATGAATGAATGTACAAGTGTGGACGAAGTATTAAATAATTATATAAATAATTATATTAAATCAGATATAAGCGAACAATGTGATAAAATAATTTCAGATTTAAAATATAATTTCTCTCTTGATAAATGTGCAAAAATAAATGATATGTCTTTGAGTCAATTAACAGATATTAATAATAAGGATTTATTTTTTATTAATAAAGGAGTATCGTCAATAATAGACGACTTATTTAGAGAGAGTATAGATAGTACAGAAAAACTAGATGCTATTAGAAAATATTTTAATGAGATTTTATCAAAAATAGAAAAAAAACAAGCAAGTACAAAAAATAGCAACCAATTCATTAAAATTTATGAAGTGCCAAAATCACCACCTGTATTAATTGGAACAAAAAGAAGAATTACATTATTAGAAACAGAACTTAAAAAACAAGATAAAAAAGTATCTATTAAGTATAAATCAAAGTATTTAAATAAAGAAGATAGTTTTGAATTACAATTAGATGATATAGAGTTTTCTTATAATGGCAGCAATAAAAAAGATATGATAGTATTTAATAAAGAAATAAAAAATTTGTGTAGCAATATTCAAAAATCAAAAGAAAAATTAATAAATGAAATTTCTTTATTTTTTTCAAAATTTATTGATGAGTTTCTTAAATATCAGTCTTTTATTGAAGAAATTATAACATATATAACAATGCTAGATATTGCACAATGTAAAGCATATATAGCATATAAATATAATTTATGTAGACCAACCATAGATGAACATTCATCAAAAGCATATATAGATTTTACTGAAATAAGACACCCACTTATAGAGCATTTACAAACTCGTGAACTATATGTGACAAATGATTTAGATATAGGTAAAAATTATGATGGATTATTGTTATATGGAACAAATTCGGTTGGAAAAACAAGTTTTATAAAATCAATTGGAATAGCAGTTATTATGGCACAAGCTGGTTTATATGTACCGTGTAAAACATTCGTATATCATCCATATAAATGTATTTTTACACGTATATTAGGAAATGATAATATTTTTAAAGGTCTCTCTACATTTGCTACAGAAATGTCTGAATTAAGAACAATTTTGAATTTAGCTGATAAATATAGTTTGGTTTTAGGAGATGAATTATGCTCTGGAACGGAGAGTGTTTCTGCACTAAGTATATTTACAGCAGGATTAGAAATTTTACATAAGAGAGAAAGTACATTTTTATTTGCTACACATTTTCATGAAATAAATAATTATGATGAAATAAAATCGTTAGATAGATTGAAAATGATGCATATGCAGGTTATTTATAATAAAGAAAAGGATATGTTAATATATGACAGAAAATTAAAAGATGGTCCAGGAAATAGTATGTATGGATTAGAAGTATGTAAATCATTAAGTTTACCGGATGATTTTTTACAAAGAGCACACGATATACGAATGAAATATAATAAACAAGATTTAAATATTTTGGCGGAAAGTGGTAGTCGTTATAATAAAAAAAAACTTAAAGGAAACTGTGAATTATGTAAAGAAAAAAGAGCAACAGAAGTTCATCATTTAGTACATCAAAAAAATGCATCAAAAACCAATTCATATGTTAATTCATTCCATAAGAATCATTTAGCTAATCTAATTAATATTTGTGATGATTGTCATAATAAGATTCATGAAACAAAAGAACAACACCGAATTGTTAAAACTACAAAAGGTTATGTTATTATGAGTATATAATATAATATAATATAATATAATATAATATAATATAATATAATATAATATAATATAATAAAATATAATAAAATATAATATAATATAATAAAATATAATTATGAACTATGATAAAGTTTATATTATTAATTTAGAATATAGAAAAGATAGAAAAGAACATATTATTAAAGAATTAAAAAAAGTTAATATTAGTAATTATGTATTTTTTAAAGCTATAAAACTTAATAGTATAGATGATATAAATAAATGGAATAAAGATTTTGCAATTACTAAACCATCTTGGCTTAAAAAAATGAGTGAAGAACAATATATGAAGTATAGATTAGGTAGTTTAGGTTGTTTGTTAAGCCATATAGAAGTATTAAAAGATGCAGAAAAAAATAATTATAATAATATAATAATTTTAGAAGATGATGCTTTTTTTGATACAACAATTAATTTTGATAAATTTTTAAGTTTTATAAATAAACAAATTATTAATACGAATACTTCAGTTGATTTATTTTATTTTGGAGGTAAAAATCATGGAAAAAATGTAGAATTTATTTCAAAAAATATAATTAAAACAGCAAAAACAGCGGCTCTAATTGCATATTTAATAAATAAAAAAACACGAAAATATATTATTGAAAATATTAAAAATTATGACAAAGAAATAGATGTTTATTACATTAATGAAATTCAAGAAAAATTTAATTGTTATGCTTTATATCCATTCATAGTATATCAAAAACCTAATAATTATTCTGATATTATTAATATAACATATTAACATATTATAATAGATTTTATCTTATTAAATATTATATAAAATGGATAATATTTTAAATTTTTTTAGACTTTATGGGTCAAACGTAATAATAGTTGTGGTTAGTTTTTTTACATTATTAACAGCTTTTTCTATGTTAGGTATTAATTTTAATCCTAAAAATAAATATATAAAACAAGTAGTTACTATCGAAACATTAGATAATATTAATAGTGATAATACTGAATCATTTTGTAAAAAATTTTCTTCTCAACCACATGAAATTAATAAATATTGTAATAAACTTACAGCAAATAATTGTAATTCAGTAAGTTGTTGTATTTTAACAAATAGTTCAAAATGTGTTTCAGGAAACAAAAGTGGTCCTACTTTTCATACAAAAAATGGGAAAGAAATAGAAGTTAAACACTATTATCATAAAAATAAATGTTATGGAGATTGTCCTATAAAAATATAAAAATATTTATAAGATAATATATAAAAAAATTGATTTATATATATTATGTTATATTTATAATATATAAATCAAGATGATTATTCCAGTAAAGTGTTTTACGTGCGGAAAAGTTCTTGCCGATAAATATCGTTATTATGAAAAAGAAGTTAGAAAAATGAAAAGTTCTGCAAATATGCATGTTGATAATGTTATTTATTTAACAAAAACAAATACAGATAAAACTCCTGAAGGAGAAGTTTTAGACAAATTACAATTAAATAAAATTTGTTGTCGTAGACACATGCTAACACATGTTAATATTGAATAAAATAATGTTATATATAAAAACTTAAAATATTATGTATAAAAACTTAAAATATTATAATAAATTTTTTTATTTATTAATATAATATATATTATGGTTAAAAGTCGTAAACAACAAATTAAAAAATCATATAAACAATTGCATAAATCGTATAAAAAACGAAATAATAATAAAACTCATAAAAAAAAATTACAACATAATAAGATACGTAAATATACGAAAAAATTACACAAAAAAACAAATAAAAAACTAAAAGGAGGATATGGCGCAGGCGCATGTCCTGTTGGATATTCATTTAAAGGGAAAAATATTGCTTCATGGCCAGGAGCAGCCGCATCAGTAGGCGCGAATACACATGGTATGACAATGTCTAATTATTATCCTCTTAGTCCAAGTGGAGGGAGTTTAATGAACCTTCCAATATCTACAAGAAATAGTCAGTTTGGCGGCGGTCGTTTAACTGCTCTTGTACCACAAGATTTAGTGAATTTTGGACGTAGTATTAAAAATAGTGCTATTGGATTAGCTAATAGTTGGGAAGGACAGCCTTCATCTATTTCAACAAATCCATTTCCAACTACACAACCAATCGATAAATCCTATGAATATATAGGAAGAAAAATGCCTATTGATATTAATAAAATTCATACACAGGCAGGAAATAAAGTAGCAAATATGTAATTATTTTTTCTAATTATAATTCATAAAATAATGTTATCTTTAACTCCAATTATTACTAGAGCAAGAAAACTATGTACTCCAGCATATATTTATTTAGTCGTCTCTATATTATCAATTATCTTAATGTTTATCCAGAATTTTGGAAATAGATCTACTTATTGTCTAGGGGTCTATTCTTGTAAAGCAAATACGTTAAGTGTTTTTATTAGTAAGATATTGTATGTTTTGTTCTGGACTTTTATATTAAATTATATATGTAAATCTGGATATGAAAATATATCTTGGTTTATTTTACTTTTACCATTTATTTCACTATTTGTATTTTTAGGACTTTTCATCATTAGTCAAGGAGTTAATTAATATAAAATATAAAATACAAAAATATAATGATATAGATATCATAATTATTATTTTATAATATCTATATGAAAATACGGTCTAAAAAAATATACTAATGATATTATATAATGGAAGAGCAACTATCACAACAAATCATAGATAAATTATTTGAGGATAATCCAAATATATTCGTTGCACATCATTTAGACTCATATAATGATTTTTTTAATAATGGTATTAAGCGTATTTTTAAAGAGAAAAATCCTATTAAAATTATGAAATTACAAGATACAAAAACAAATGAATTTCATCTTAAATGCAATCTTTATTTAGGTGGAAAAGAAGGTAATAAATTATATTACGGAAAACCGATTATTTATGATGATAATAGAGAACATTTTATGTATCCAAATGAAGCAAGACTACGGAATATGACATATGGTATTACAATTCATTATGATGTTGATGTAGATTTTTTTACTAGTAGTGAAGATGAAGATATTCCAACTGAACCAACCTATAAAACTACTCTTAGAAAAATATTCTTGGGTCGTTTTCCAATTATGCTAATGTCTGACTTATGTATTCTACGAGGTTTAAATAAAAATGTTAGATTTGAAATGGGAGAATGTAAAAATGATTATGGAGGATATTTTATTATTGATGGAAAAGAAAAATGTATAGTTTCACAAGAGAAATTCGCAGATAATATGATTTATGTCAAAGATAAAATAAATGATTTATATAGTCATTCTGCAGATGTTAGGTCTGTTTCTGAAGATGCTTCAAAACCAGTAAGAACAGTATCAGTTCGTATTGTAGCACCTTCACCCTCTCATACAAATAATCAAATTGTTGTTAATGTACCAAATGTTAGAAAACCAGTACCTCTTTTCATTCTTATGAGAGCACTTGGTATTGAATCTGATAAATCTATTATAGAGCATTGCTTACTAAACTTAGAAAAATACAATACTTATATAGATTTATTTATACCATCTGTTCATGATGCAGGAAAAATATTTACACAAGAAGTAGCTCTTAAATATATAGCGACATTAACTAAAGGTAAAACGATACCTCACGCTTTAGAAATTCTTACAAATTATTTATTACCTCATATTGGAGAGATGAATTTTATAGATAAAGCTTACTATATAGGCCATATGACGAAACAACTTTTAAGGGTATTTATGGGAGAGATTAAAGCAACTGATAGAGATAGTTTTCGTTTTAAACGTGTAGAATTACCAGGTTCATTAATATATGATTTATTTAAAGAATATTATACATTACAACAAAAACATATTTTTCAAAAAATAGATAAAGAATATTATTATAAAAAAAATATTTATGAAAATAATTTTGTTGGATTAATTGAATTGAATTATAAAGAATATTTTAAAGAAAGAGTAGTTGAAACAGGTTTTCGTAAAGCATTCAAAGGAAATTGGGGAGCAGAAGAACATACAAAAAGATTAGGTGTAGTTCAAACATTAAATCGTCTTACATATAATTCAGCATTATCTCATTTAAGAAAAATTAATTTGCCGCTTGATTCATCTGCAAAAGTAGTAGCTCCACGATTATTGCATTCCTCACAGTGGGGTATTATTGATCCAGTAGATACTCCTGATGGAGGGAATGTTGGATTACATAAACATATGGCTATTGCTGCAAAAATTACGAGTGGATGTTCATCTTATCCTTTAATTAGTTGGTTAAGAAAACATATTAATTTACGTTTATTAGAAGAGAGTACTCCATATTATATTTCTACAATGACAAAAGTATTTGTTAATGGAAATTGGATTGGTATAGTTGGAAATCCCAAATTAATTGAAAAAAAACTTAAGGAACAACGCAGAAATGCTTTAATTCCAATATATACATCAATACAATGGGATATTGAAGAAAATGTAATTAATATTTATACTGATGCTGGAAGATTATGCAGACCCATTTTTTATGTTGAAGATAGTAAAGCAAGTTATGATAAAAAACCAATTTTAGAGAAGTTAGAAACAAATAATTTTACTTGGGAACAATTAGTTGCAGGATTTTCAGAGAGAAAAGACAAAGAATTTAATATAGATAGTTGTAAATTTTATGATAATATTAATGATTTATATAATACTAATAAATTGGAAGATTTATCTGTCTCAAAAGCAATTATTGAATATATTGATACTTCTGAAGAAGAAAGCTCTTTAATATCAATGAATATAGATAATCTTACAAAAAAACCATATACACATTTAGAAATTCATCCATCACTTATTTTAGGTGTTATGGGGAATCAAGTCGTTTTTCCAGAAAATAATCAATTACCTAGAGATCTTTTTGCGTGTGGTCAAATGCGTCAGGCAGTTTCTCTCTATCATTCAAATTATCAAACTCGTATTGATAAAATGGGTGTTGTTTTAAACTATGGTCAAATTCCGTTAGTTAAAAGTAGATATCTTAAAAAGATTAATGATGAACAACATCCATATGGTGAAAATGTTATTGCTGCTATAATGTGTTATGGTGGTTATAATGTAGAAGATTCAATATTATTTAATGAGGGTTCTATTAAACGTGGTCTTTTTAGAACTACTTACTATAATATGTATGAAACTCGTGAAGAAAGTTCTAAAGTAGGTAATAATACAGTGGACTCACATTTTGCTAATATTGAAGACGAAAATGTTATTGGACTTAAACCTGGATTTGATTATTCTGAATTAGATAAATATGGATTAATTAAAGAAAATACACTGTTAGATGATAAAAAAGTTATAATAGGTAAAATAACTACAAATTTAGAAAATCCAGATGTTTCTATAGATGCATCCGTCTTTCCTAAAAAAGGACAATTAGGTTATGTAGATAAATCATTCATTACGGAAGGTGAAGAAGGATTTAGATTAGCAAAAGTAAGGGTTAGAGATGAGCGAGTTCCAGCTATTGGAGATAAATTCTGTTCTCGTTGTGGTCAAAAAGGAACAATTGGTTTAATTATTCCAGAAGAAGATATGCCTTTTACAGAAGAAGGAATACGTCCTGATATTATTATTAATCCTCACGCATTACCATCTCGTATGACTATTGGACAATTAGTTGAAACACTGATGGGTAAAGCTTGTGCTATTTACGGAGGTTTTGGGGATTGTACTGCATTCATGAATAAAGGTCAAAAAGCAGAACAATTTGGTAAGATGCTTACTAAAGTTGGTTTTCATTCAAGTGGTAATCAATTATTATATAATGGACAAAGTGGAGAACAGATGTATTCTGAGATTTTCATAGGTCCTACATATTATATGCGCTTGAAACATATGGTTAAAGATAAAATTAATTATCGAGCTCGTGGTCCAAGAACTGTTTTAACCAGACAGACAGTACAAGGTCGTGCGAATGATGGAGGATTACGTATAGGTGAGATGGAACGTGATGGTATTATAGCACACGGAGCAACAAAATTTTTACAAGAATCTATGTTAGTAAGGGGGGATGAATATTATATGGCTATTTGCAATAAAACAGGTATGATAGCAATTTATAATGATAGTTATAATTTGTTTTTAAGTCCGTATGCGGATGGTCCAATTCGTTTCGCTGGAACACTTTCAGATGGATTAAATATTCAAAATGTTAGTAAATATGGACGTTCTTTTAGTGTGATTAGAATACCATATTCATTTAAATTACTACTACAAGAATTACAGACAATGAATATTCAATTAAGATTAATTACTGAAAATAATATTGATCAATTATCTAGCATGTCTTTTTCAGATAATATTGTTAAGTTGGCTGGATTAAATAAAACTCCACAAGATATTGCAAATATAAATAGACAATTGCGCATAAAAGATAAAAAACTTGCTATAAATGAAAAACCTATAATAAAACCACCAAAAATTGCGGATGTTTCTAAAGAATTAGAAGAGCCTTTATTACCTCCAGTTATAAAATATACAAATGTTCCTCCTCCTATGTATTACGATACACCTCAATCACCAGTAGAAAGCCCGATAACACCACCAGGATCTCCTCCATCTATGGACATTCAACCAGAACAATATTATCAAGGTCCAAGAACACCACCAGGGTTTCCCCCATCTATGGACATTCAACCAGAACAATATTATCAAGGTCCAAGAACACCACCCGGACCTCCACCATCTATGGATATTAAAGGTCCAAGAACACCATCAGGACCTCCTCCATTTATGGACATTCAACCAGAACAATATTATCAAGGTCCAAGAACACCACCTGGACCTCCACCATCTATGGATATTCAATCAACACAATACATATCATCTCCTATACAAGAACCTGATTCACCAGATTATATTTATCAATATACCCCACCAAAAAAAACAGTATTAGAACAACAAGAGGGAGGAACAAACGATATAATTTTATCTTCAAAAATAATTAATGAACCAAAAGAAGAAACAACAATATTAACAGAAATAGATGATAATGAAAATAATGAAAATAATGAAAATAATGAAAATAATGAAAATAATGAAAATTCAATAAATAAAAAAATAATTAATATATAAAAAAATTGAAATTAAATTAAAAATACTATTCTATTATAAATAACAATGGCGAAAAGTGGACAAATTGTTGAAATATTTAAATCACGTAAAAATATACTTGAAATATTAGATACTCGTGGATTTGATATAACTAATTATGAAGGTTCAAGTATAAATGAAGTGCATAGTATATTTCAATCAAAACAATTAGATATGCTATTAACAAAAACAGATAAAAGCAAAAAAATATATATAAAATATCATTTAGCAAAAACACTTCGTCAAAGTAATATTAATGACTATATTGATGATTTATTTAATATTGAAGAAATTTTAACAAAAAAAGATGATTTAGTTATAATTATTAATGAAGAACCAAATGATACTATAAATAAATTATTAAATAATATTTGGGAACAAGATGGTATATTTATTATTGTATTTAACATAAAGCGACTACAATTTAATATTTTAAAACATATTCTTGTTCCAGAGCATATTGTTTTATCAAAAGAAGAAGAAGAAAAGGTTAAAACAAGATATAATATAACTGATAATAAACAAGTTCCTGATATTTCAAGGTTTAGTCCAGTTGCACAAGCAATTGGAATAAGACCTGGAGAGATGTGTCGTATTATTAGACCAAGCAGAACAGCAATTACAAGTGATTTCTATAGAATTTGTTCTTCGTAATATATAATATGGAAAGTAGAACACCAGAATATTATAGTAATAAATTAAAAGAATTAAATCAAAATTATTACTTAATTTTAAATGAATATATTCAACAATATCCAAAGTCTAAAACTTATTCTAAAATACCTAGTTATGCAAAAGCACTAGATGATGATAAAATAAATTTTGAAAAAATACAAAGTGATTTTTTTATGTTAAAAAATGAATTAGAAAAGGATATTGAAAATATGGCAAAAGATATAAAAAATGTTGATAAAATGATAATAAAATTAAATAAAGATAATAAAAAATTAAATAATTCATTATCAAATTTAGAACAATCATCAGAAACAGCGATTGGTATGTTTAATGATGCACAGAAACAATACAACGAGTATTTATTAGGTAATACATATTTATTTTTTGGAATTATAGGAGTAGGTTTATTAATGTATAGAAGTAATAAATAAGAGAAAATAACTCAATGTAAAATACATTTTCTATTACTATTTTATAGAAAATGTCATTTTTAAGTTTATTAAATAATAAAACAACAGATCCTAATTTGCTTCAAGGTCAAGAATTTAAGGAATATGAACGTATTTATAATGATAATTCTAAGAGAGATCTAGAGTTATTACAAATAACATCCTCACCTAGTCTTAATTCAATAATTGAAACTTTATTAGGTGAAGATTCTATAAAGTCTAATTCAAATTATTCAAATGTTTCTATATCTAAATTAGAAGATGAATTTAATAGAACTTTGGTAAAATATAATAATGCATATAAAGATTTTATGGAAAATAATATACAAAAAAATACAGATGAATTAACAAATTCTCGTTATTATAAAAAATTACAAAGATTAAATGATAAATTAATTTCTCTCGCAAAAGTTATTAATAATGAACTGAAAAATATTATAGTTGTTGATGGAAACTTAAAACATGATTTAGAAAATCAAAAAGATAAACTTAATTTATATATTCAATCATTAGATAATGATAGAAAATTAATGAATAAAACATCAAAGGAATATAATATAATAAATGGAGAGAACGATTCAGTGAATCTTTATCTTATTTCAAATAAATATCAATATATTGTTTGGTTTATTTTAGCAACTACACTTATTATTATAACTATTTATATTATAAATTATGATAATCTTTCAAATAGGAAATATATTATATTATTACTAATTGCATTAATTTTATTATACATTGTGGGACAAAATATATATAATACATATATATAAGTATTATTATGGCATCCCAAACAAATAATAATGATACATTATTAAATATTAAATTAGAAGAATTAGGAATTCGTATGATGTTAAATCAATATCATGATATTCAAGAAGATTATATTAGAAATAAAAATGGAGGTTTTAATTCTCAAGCAAAAATAGATTTGGATAAAATGAATGAAATTAATTATCGGCTATTAAATGCTATGAATAAAGCCACAACTTTATTAAATAACTCATATAAAAAAGGTATATATAATCAACAACAAGTCGAAATGAATAATCCACAATTAGTTAATATAGCAAACAAACTTAAAAATGATGAGAAAAGAATTAAAAAAGAGTATGATGAATTTATGAATATACATAATGATGGTATTAGTACAGCATTATCAAGACGTTCGAGTTTATTTCAGTATATTGTTATGTCATTATTAGCTATAATAATTGTTGGTGTAACTATAATAACTATTTCAAATAAAGAAACGAATACAACAGAAACTATAATATTAATATTAGGAATTGGTTTACTTTTATACCATAGTATTGAAAAAATTTATGAAAGTGTAATATAATATTACTTTTTTTTATATACTAATATTAAATAATAAATGGTTTTAGGTGAATTAATATCAAATTTATGGAGTAATAATAATAATAATAATAATAATAAAATACAAGACAATAATACTATAGATTTTACTCAAGGAACACGTTTTTTGAAATCTAAAGAAGAAAAAACAAATCGTCTTAGTAATAGAAATCAAATGTTAATAAATGCTAATGGATTTTCTGAGATTGAAACCATTCATGGACAAAGAGCAATAAATCAAACAAATAATCAATTAATAGATACTAATCTAGAGGGGTTCACCGGCATAATTGGACCAACAGAAGCAAATAAACGTAATGAAAAAGATTTAGCTGAACTACGAAATACAGAAAATATTTTTAGTAGAAAATTAAGTAGTTATGCTAATGCATATAAAACATTTATGGAAAAAGCACATAACTATATTACACAGAATGATTCTTCTAATATATACTCTAATAAAAATGTAAGATTAGCAGATGGTAAGATAGGTTATGTAACTCCTCGTGGTATCTTTAAATTATATCCTAATCAAGATATTTTTAATGAAACTGCTGGAAAAAATGGATGTCCTTTAAATTTTGTTAACGTAGAAGCAACCAGTAATAATCTTGTTGAAGGTTCAATAATTAATACGACCCCATCATTAAAAGTAGGTATTCCTATGATGAGTGGGCAACCATGTGGTTCTGAAAATAAAAATATTTTTATTACTGAAAGTGCTGACACAAAACAAATTCAAGAAAAATCAGAAGGTTGTTATAAAATTAATAATAATGATGGATTAGTTTTACAAGAAGATTTAGGAGATAGAGTGTCTGTAGAAACGTGTAAAACTCGTGCATTAGATTTAGGTTATAGTATATTTTCATTAAGAGATGATGGCACTGGATGTTCAAAATGTTATGTTGGAAATAGTAGTAATAGCGCAAAAACAGGTGGTTTATCTACTAAATCACTAACTTCTTATAGTTTTGTCGATTCTACGGATGCAAATAGTAGTGGTCTTTTAATGAATGGTCAAATAGGAGTTGGAAAAGATATAAAAATAGGACAAGGTGTTATAAAAAAATCTGTTAAATGTCCAGAAGGATATAGTGGTCCTAATGCAGATGGAAATTGCACTGCAGGTTGGATACCTAGTTGTGGTGAAGATTGTGCTAAAGATAAATGTGCGAAAGCAAATGGTAAATGGATACCCTTAGATTATGGATCAAATCCATATACGTGTCAAATGGATGACCCTACAAACATGAAAACACAATTTGAACCAATATCAGGTTGTTTAAGTACTATTGGGGGTGAAATAAATAGTAATACATTAGTAGGAACATACGGAGGTAATTGTCAAAGTAAAAAAAATACTTTATGTCCCCCTGGATATAGTGGTCCTAATGCTGATGGAAATTGTATCGCTTCATGGTCATATGCTTGTGGTGAAGATTGTGCTAAAAATAAATGTGCTGAGGCTGGAGGCAGTTGGATTCCACTGGATTATAGATATAATCCATATA